GGGTGTTCGGTTGCCGTAAAGTCCACCTTGCGCCAGAACAGCCACAAAGGCACGTTAATTTGGTAGCAAGGCATATCCCTAGGCACGTCGGGTATAACAGCCTGTATGGCCTCGTATTGCTCTTTAAAATGGTCTGTCATTTTTCGCTCTTTTGTATTTTGAAGGCTACACATTGATTAGATGTGTAGCACATATAAGTCATTTGACGCCTAATAAGACTTCAATCAGCGCTATTATTATAACCGATATTACGCCCTGGCTTTCTATATTCTTTCCCATCTAATCTCGCCTGATAACAGCGCTCCCCATGTATGACTGTAGTATGATCGCGTTTTAACACACGCCCGATTTGCGGATAGCTGGCGCTCGTTTCCCGTCGCGCCCGCCAATAGATGCGGTAGCGCGTCCATAGGATGTCTTGCCGCCTGCTATAGCTTAAGACCTGCTCCGGCGAGAGGTTACTGTCCAGCGCTTCTTCCAATAAGATTTGTTTTACTTTTTTCATTACTTGCGCGCCTCGATTTCTTTTTTGATTAGGCTATGCCGGAACGTATCCGATTCATAGTTGAGCATTATCTCTAACGCGCGCGTCGAAAGTAGATAGAGCATCTGTTGGAAGTCATAATATTCAGCCATACGAGACATGCTATCCCCCTATCGTATAGAGTAAGACTAAGGCTATTGCCGGAATTAATAGGCTGGCGCATGTCGCCAGCCCTATAACGTAAAGCGCTTGTTTCATGCGGCGTCCTCCATGCAGGCATAGGCTAGGCTTTCGTCATCCAACAGCGCTTGTTCTATGTGCGCATAAAGCCAATGGTCGGCGTCTATATTCAGTTTACTGTCATTGTGCCCATGCCCATAGATGACAATAGCGTCTATGCTGATGTCCGTCGCATAATGCTCGAATATCCCTACGTCCGGCTCAGGCGACGCTATGTCGTATGATATGTCTGCTTCGCCATTGGCATAGACTGCATATCGCGGCAGTATTGAAAGCTCATCGAAATAGTAAGTAAAAGTTCTCATATGAATATCTCCACTGGTAAAGCGCTGACAGGCATTGTCTCTAACATTTTTAATACGTCTTCTCTTAACGCCTCACCCATATCATCAAACGGCGAATCATCGTCGCGCGCCTCGCGTCTTAGCGCATACCAATATTTTATATCTGTGCGATATGTTAAGACGTAATATACGTTTGGATCATCCGTGGCTATGTCGTAATCTATAAAGGGCGCGTATTCTTGCGCGCGTCCTGCGAAATAATAGTTTGTCATGCTGCATCCTCCTCTGCATATGCGCTTTTGATGCGCGCGCCGCTATGCGCGCAATAAAGATCGGGATCTTCGTAATTGATTGCGATTCCAACTATCTGCCATTGTTTGTCGAAATAGCCATTTCGCATATGTGCAGAACAAATCTCGCGCCAGTTATCACGCGCCGAATCAATTGAAAGCGCCTCTCCATCAGCACAAATGAGATATAATGGGTAGCCGCCAGGCCATGCGTATTTATCACGAAGAGCCTGTTTGATGTCTGAAAGATTGCTTATCGTTCTCATGCTGCTCTCTCCCCATAGTTGTCAATCATGTGTTGCGCTATCTCTGTCCAATTAACATCAGACAGAAAAGCCATTGCATATGAAAAGGCTAGGCTCATTGCGTCGCCTGTTTGCGCCTCTAATGTTTCTTCGGCCATTTCTTTAAGGCTCAGACCTAGATCATACGCCTCGACGCTGGAATCATGGCCGCAGTCATACGGATCATAACTATCAAACATTTCTAGATTGACGCGCCATGTCGCGTAATTCGTCCATCCATTGTAAGACATAATATTTCCCCTATTAGTTTGGTGTGACGTCAAAAGTAATGTCAACGCAGTCACAGGCTAAAACTCCATATGGTTGCGCTTCATGCCAAGGGCTAAAGCTCGTTTCTTCACTACAAGCAATCGGCCAGCATTTTCCGTAGCCTTTAACCATTTCATCGACGAATCTATTCAGCGCCATTTCTTCGTCATCAGTTAGCCCTGTCGTGTCGTCATTGAATAATGCCGACGCCCAATGAGCTGGCAATGTGATTAGTTTGGTTGCGAGTTTCATTGTCTTTCCCCTCATTCTTTGACAGTGATAAATAAGACTGTGGCGCAGCCGTAGGGGCGAAAGTCTATCGTGTCGCCATATTCCGTGACGCGGTCGCGCGCGCCGGTTATGCCTACGGCCGCTTTTGCTTTCTTCATCAGCTCGCGCTGATAGATTTTATTGGCTTTGGAATAGTTATTGCCGCCATCGTAGCCGTAATGTGTCAGCTCCGGCATGGTCACAGATGCGCGTCGCACCCATGAGTAGTTTGCGTCGCCGCCAAATGTGTCTGTGTATTCTATGTTGTAAGTATTCATTGTCTTCCCCCTTATCTGAATAGAATGAATGGTGACGCGATAGTCATCACTGCCAGCATGATGACGCCCATTGCGACGCACGCTGAATTAAAAAACTCGGTTAGTGTCATGATTTTTTCCCCTCGTTTGTCTGTAAGGAAATGTATAGTGCAATTATTCACAAGTGTCAAACAATATTTTACAGAAAATTGCGAGATAGTTTTTATGGGTGATTTTCCTGGGTGTTTTGGGTTGTTATGTGGTCGAGCAATGGGTTGTAAGCCAAGGCCTTGGACTGTCGCAATATCATAGCTTTGGGTTATATGTGTTATTATTATAATTATAAATATTTAATAAGTATAATAATTGATATAAGTCAAATGAGCCGTGAACGTGGGCGACTGTAGAAAAGTCATTCAGCGACTTAAAACCTATCACCCAAACAACCCATATCACCCAACAATCACCCAACTCTTGTTGACATTTAACTTAACATTTTACTTTAAGTATACATTCTAAGTGAGTTAAGCTCGAAGCTGGCAGTTGACATTTGGGGAGGGGGTCTGGGCCTTGACCATCCCTTAAAGGTTTACGAAGGGACTGCACAAAATTTTTTATTTTTAATTTTCGTAGCACATGATAAAAGAATTTATGACATTCCAATCGCTACCTTATGAGCCGCGCAAGATCGAAGCGACGGAGCAACGGCTCGGTCAAATCTATGAAGCGGCGCGGCGGGGGTTAAAAGGCGACGCGTTGGCGTTGGCCTGTGATATGATGCCGGTCGAATATCGTCGGCTGATACAACTCGATCCGGTCGCAGAGTATTACGAAACCAAAGGCCGCGCTGACGGCGAGATGGAGATGGCGGGCGTTTTAAGAGACGCGGCGCTGGCAGGCGATGCAAAAGCTGCGCTTGATATTCTAAAGCATGTGCATGGCTGGGTTGCTAAACAGGCGGTCAGCGTCGAGGTCAACCAGACGATCTCTATTACGGCGGCGCTTCAAGAGGCGCAGCAACGGGTCATTGAAGGGCAGATAATAGATGCAAGTGCCAATATACTCCCCGGAGGAGGAACAGCGTCTTATGGCGACCTTATGGTCGCCGCAGATCAAGAACGACCCGCTGTCGTTCGTGAGGCTGGCGTTCCCGTGGAGGAAGCCAGGGACGCCTCTTGAGCATTTTGAGGGACCGCGTCGATGGCAGCTAGAGGTCTTAGTTGAGCTGCGCGAACACATCAAAGCAAACGGCGGTCGAGTAGACTTTGAGACTTTTAGGATGGCGACGTCTTCGGGGCGTGGCATCGGTAAATCTGCCTTAGTCTCATGGTTAGTGATCTGGATGCTGACCACACGGATCGGCTCGACGACCATCGTGTCGGCTAACTCTGAGGCGCAGCTCCGCAGCGTCACCTGGGCCGAGATTACGAAGTGGCTGAGTATGTCACTTCACAGTCATTGGTTCGAGGTATCAGCAACGCGCGTGCTACCAGCTAAATGGATCTCGGAACTGGTCGAACGCGACCTGAAGATGGGCACAAGATACTGGGGCGTTGAGGGGCGACTGTGGTCGGCTGAGAATCCAGACAGCTACGCGGGGGTGCATAACTTCGCGGGCGTGATGCTGGTGTTTGATGAGGCGAGCGGTATTGATGATACGATATGGGCAGTGGCAGCGGGCTTTTTTACAGAAAATACCCCTAATAGGTTTTGGTTGTGCTTTAGCAACCCCCGTCGTAACTCTGGTTACTTTTATGAGTGTTTTAACTCCAAGCGAGACTTTTGGAGAAATAAAATTGTCGATGCCAGATCTGTCGAAGGGACAGATAAGGCCGTCTACCAACAGATCATTGACGAATACGGACCTGACTCAACCCAAGCGCACGTCGAAGTCTATGGACAATTCCCTAATGCCTCGGACGATCAGTTTATCCCCAATTCACTGGTCGATGACGCAATGGAAAGAGCGCGATGGCTCGACCAGACTGCGCCCATTGTCGTCGGAGTAGATCCGGCACGCTTTGGTGCTGACGCCACCGTCATCGCCATCCGGCAAGGGCGCGACATGGTGGCAATCAAGCGGTATCGCGGCGACGACACCATGACAGTGGTCGGGCATATCATCGACGTGATCGAGGAGTATAAGCCAGCACTGGTCGTGATCGACGAGGGCGGACTCGGCGCGGGGATCGTGGACCGGCTAAAGGAGCAACGCTACAAGGTGCGAGGAGTGAACTTCGGCAATAAAAGCAACAAGCCCATCATGTATGGTAACAAGCGTGCAGAGATGTGGGGGTCGATGAAAGAATGGCTGAAGAGCGCGAGCATACAAAAGGACAGATATTTGAAGTCGGACCTGACTGGACCGATGATGAAGCCGGACTCGAAAGGGACGATCTTCTTGGAGTCGAAGAAGGACATGAAGTCGAGGGGGCTAGCCTCCCCAGACGCTGCGGACGCGATAGCCGTTACTTTCGCTTTCCCCGTCGCACACCGCGAGGCGCGCGTTGACCAAACGCGGCGCGTCAGCTATGGTCAAGGCTCCGCATCATCTGGATGGATGGCCTCTTGATGGCTAAGAAATCTGTATCTTTAGCTGTAGGTCGTGGCGAGAAGCTATCGACAAAAGCGGGCGCTGGTCTGACTGCTAAAGGTCGGGCTAAGTATAATGCTGCTACGGGCAGCAAGTTAAAGGCTCCGGCACCTAATCCTAAGACTGAGGCTGATAAAGGCCGTAAGGCTAGTTTTTGTGCGCGTATGGGCGGCGTCGTCGCTAAGTCGAAGAACGCTGACCGCGCTAAAGCTAGTATGAAAAGGTGGAACTGTGGCAAACACTAAGCCTATTGGCGTCGCCTATGAGGATCAAAACATCATCGGCGCGACGACCGTGCAGGCCGCTAATATCTTGACGACTGGTCAGATTGGCTACGCAGCAGGCGCTTATGGCACTGTAACGCAGCAAAACAATAAAACGACCGGCGTGACAGTCAATTCCTCGTCAGGACAGATCACAACGGCTAACTCGCAGCTTGCGCCAAGCGCCCAAGCGGTGTTCACAGTAACAAACTCAAGCGTGTCGTCAAAAGATGTGGTAACGTGCAGCGTATCATCGGGCGGCACGTTGGGAGCTTACAATGTATTTGTGGGCGCTATATCTGATGGGTCGTTTACGATAGTTATTAAGAACAGCACCAACAACGCATATAGCGAGTCTCTGGTGCTGAATTTTGCACTTCTTCACACGGTGACGTGATGATCGGCAACGGCAAAAAAGTCAACGCGACTAAAGGCGGTATGCCTAACGCTAAAATGGGCGCAGAGGCCGAGCGTATTCATGGCGGTAAGGGTAAGGGCGCTAAACCACCTAAACATGCGCGTAGTGCAAAGGCTGTCTATAACAACATGGGTGGCTTTGTATGCGCGACAAGTCACAATTATGGCTCACATCATGGCCGTAAAGGATCGCACCTTAAGGGTGCTGCATTACCAATAGATGGAGGCGTCAGTGCCGCTCAAGAAATCGACCAGCAAGACGAGTTTTAGAAAAAACGTAAAGGCTGAGATTGAAGCAGGGAAACCTGTAAAACAGAGTGTTGCAATCGCGTATTCAGTTAAGCGCAAAGCCGCGTCCAAAAAAGGAAAAATGAAATGAGCTACGCTAAGAAAGCAGCGATGAAAATCGAAAAGCGTGAGCCTCGCGAGCCACACGCTGGCGCGGGCATGAAAGGTAAACCAGTGCCTAAAACGCTTCTTGCTGAACGTAATAGCCCAACGCACCACCCACATTTGACGGGTGAGATTAACCCAAAGCACGACAAGCCACACGTCCTTCGTAATCTCAAGGGCTGCTAATGCCGTCATTTGCACACGACGACGTTGTAGGCGCGGGTAAAGTAGCCGAAGCGGACGATAAAGAACGCATCTCGCAGATGCTCCATCGGTTTGAGATGGCGCTGTCGGCTTACTCTGAGTCGCGTGACGACGAGGTCGATGACCTACGCTTTATGGCTGGCTCGCCAGACAATCAGTGGCAATGGCCTGCTGACGTGCTGGCGACCCGTGGATCGGTGCAAGGACAGACGATCAACGCTAGACCGTGTCTAACGGTCAACAAGCTGCCGCAGCACGTCCGTCTGGTGACGAATGAGCAACGGCAGAATCGCCCAACGGGGCGGGTTATACCAGCCGATGAGAACGCTGATCCGCTGGTCGCTGAAATATTCGACGGTATCGTGCGGCATATTGAGTATATGTCAGACGCTGACGTAGCTTATGACACCGCTTGTGACAATCAGGTCATCTATGGTGAGGGCTACATACGGCTTTATACGGAGTATGTGAGCGAGAACTCGTTCGATCAAGACATTAAGATCGGACGCATCCGCAACAGCTTTAGCGTCTATATGGACCCGACAATTCAAGATCCATGCGGCCAAGATGCCGAGTGGTGCTTCATTGTTGAGGATATAGAGAAAAAAGAATACGAGCGACTGTTTCCTGACGCAACGCCCATCTCAACAATGATGACGCAAGGCGTAGGTAACGAAGCCAAAGGCATGTGGATCAAGCAGGACACGATCCGCATTGCTGAATATTTTTATAAAGAGCATAAAAAAGAGAAGTTGAATCTATACCCCGGCAATGTCACGGCGTTTAATAATTCGCCTGAAGACAAAATGCTGAAGATGCAGTTTGGCAAACCGCTGCGGTCACGCGAAGTAGATAGAACGCGTGTAAAATGGCTCAAAACAAACGGCTTTGAGGTGTTAGAAGAGCGCGACTGGGCGGGTAAATATATCCCTGTCATTCGCGTGATCGGTAACGAGTTTGAGGTCGAAGGATCTATTTTTATAAGCGGTCTAGTGCGTAATGCTAAAGACGCACAACGCATGTATAACTACTGGGTCAGCCAAGAAGCAGAAATGCTGGCGCTGGCTCCGAAAGCTCCTTTTATTGGCTATGGCGGTCAATTTGAG